GCCAAGATCAAAGAGCCTAAGATCAAGACTGTTCACGATGTTGTGAACAAGAATGCTAAGGCTGGCGATCCTATCGACACCTCGAAGAAGAACACCTACGGCGAAGAAGCCGAAGAGGAAGTTCTGGAAGATCAAGAGGTTGTTGCTGAAGAGCAAGTTGAAGAGGAAGTAGCTGAGTATGACATCGAAGAAGATGTCAACGCTCTCCTGGGTGGTGAGGAACTCTCCGAGGAATTCAGAGAAAAGGCAAAGGTTATCTTTGAAGCCGCTCTGAACTCCAAAGCTCAGGAAATCGAAGAAATGTTGGTTTCCCAATACGAAGCTGCCCTGGCTGAAGAAGTTGAAACACTGAAGACTTCTTTGGTAGAAAGAGTTGATAGCTATCTTGAGTACGTCTGCGAAGAGTGGATGACCGAGAATGAACTGGCTATCGAGCATGGTCTCAAGACTGAGATGACCGAATCATTCCTGGCTGGAATGAAGGGTCTTTTTGAAGAACATTATGTAACAATCCCTGAAGACAAATATGATGTACTTGAGAGCATGGTAGAAAAACTTGATGATATGGAAGAAAAACTCAATGAGCAGATTGAGAAGAACATCGGACTGAATAAGAGACTCGCTGAGTCCACAGCCGATTCAATTCTTGATCAGATTTCTGAAGGCCTCGCTGCTACTCAGAAAGAGAAGCTCGCTTCACTTGCCGAAAGTGTTGAGTTTGAAAGTGAAGACGAATATCGTGAAAAGCTGGAAACCCTGAAGGAGTCATACTTCTCCAAGGCTCCCGCTGCCAAGTCTGAAGCCCCACAAACACTCTCTGAGGGTGTAGACAGCACTGTTGCTCCTAACAGCAATAGCATGGATGCTTATCTCAGATCACTGGGTGCATTCAGAAAAGCCTGAACTTAACATTAATTCAAACAAACAAGAGGTAAAAGCAAATGTTCCAATCAGAACATCTGCAGGAAAAGTGGAGTCCACTTCTCGACTATGAAGGCCTTGATCCCATCAAGGACAATCACAGAAGAGCTGTAACCGCTGTCCTGCTCGAGAACCAAGAAAAGTTCCTCCGTGAGGAATCTGCATTTAACTCAGGTATCAACCTGATGGAAACCCCAACCAACAGCGGTAACGCTGCTGGTGCTTCAGGTGGTTTCGGTGGCGGTGCTGACGCTGCTGGCCCTGTTGCTGGTTTCGACCCCGTTCTGATCTCTCTGATCAGACGTGCAATGCCTAACCTGGTCGCTTATGACCTGGCTGGTGTTCAACCAATGAGCGGTCCTACTGGACTGATCTTCGCAATGCGTTCACGCTACTCTTCACAGAGTGGTTCGGAAGCACTGTTCAACGAAGCCGATTCCGCCTTCTCAGGTCAGGATGACGGTTTCGACCTCACCGCTGGTTTCTCCGACGTTAACGCTGGTCTGGGTACAACTGCTCAGTCTGGTACTAACCCATCGGTCCTGAACCCTGTAGGTACTGCCACCTCAACCGCCTATGACGTTGGTCAGGGAATGGTTACAGGTGACGCTGAGAACCTGGGTAATGGAACTGGTAACCAGTTCAACGAGATGGCCTTCTCGATCGAGAAAGTCACCGTAACCGCCAAGTCAAGAGCCCTGAAGGCTGAGTACTCACTGGAACTCGCCCAGGACCTCAAGGCAATCCACGGTCTGAACGCTGAAGCTGAACTCGCCAACATCCTCTCCACAGAGATCCTGGCTGAGATCAACCGCGAAGTTATCAGAACCATCTATAAGGTTGCTGAGCAAGGCGCTGTTTCTAACACTGCCACTGCTGGTGTATTCGACCTGGACATCGACTCCAACGGACGTTGGTCGGTTGAGAAGTTCAAGGGTCTCCTGTTCCAAATCGAGCGCGACGCTAACGCTATCGCACAGAGAACTCGTCGTGGAAAGGGCAACATGATCCTCTGCTCTGCAGACGTTGCCTCCGCCCTGACGATGGCTGGAATCCTGGATTACACTCCTGCTCTGAACGCCAACCTGAACGTTGACGACACTGGCAACACCTTCGCTGGTACCATCAACGGTAAGTTCCGCGTCTACATCGACCCATATGCTGCTAACCTGGCTGCTGCTAACACAGCAACCGATTCAGGTAACCAGTACTACGTCGTTGGTTATAAGGGTTCTTCACCTTATGACGCTGGTCTGTTCTATTGTCCTTATGTTCCTCTCCAGATGGTTCGTGCCGTCGGTCAGGACACCTTC